CGGAGTAGCAGCGCTCCAGGTCCTTGAGGCTGAACGCGCTCTGCGTGCTGTCGATGAACTTGCAGTAGAACAGCTGCTGGAATTTGTCCTCGTCGTACTCCAGCTGCAGCTGCTCGAGGTCGAACAAATCGCAGCCGCCGGTGATGGCGTCGAGGATGGTGATGACCTTGCGCCATTGCCCATCCGGACATAGTGAGCCCGCCGCAGCTTGCGCTTCACTCGGCCAAGGATCCTTGGCGTTTTTGCGTTTGCTGTTGCGAAACTTCTCGCCGGTCCAGAACGGGTACGCCTGATGCGACACCGCGCTGGGCGTGGAAAAGTAGGTTTTACGCCACTTCTTGTGCGTGGCCATGGCACTGGCGACGGTGTTCAGCTTTTCGAAGTCGCGGATCCAGAAATACTCGTCCACGTAGACGTGGCCATGGTGACCTTGGGCGGTGCTGCTGTTCGTGCTGAGAAAGCGCAGCTCGGCCCAAGGCTTGCCGTCCTTGCTCAGCACGATCGGGTTGCCGGTCAGTTCGAGGCCGAACCACTCTTGAGCAAACGACACGATGTAGCTGCGGAAAATCTCCGACTGGGCACGGCTGGCCGACAGGAATATCTGGTTGTCACCGGTGAGCACGGCGTCCATGAACGCTTCGCCGGCGAAGTAGTAGGTCAGGCCGACCTGGCGGCTTTTCAGGATGTTGCGGATCCGCGCCGTCAGCGGATTCTGTTTGGCGGCAAACAGCTCCTTCTGATAGCCGTACATCTTGCTGATGAACTTGTCGAGAAAGTCGACTTCCGTCAGCTCCCCGACTTCGTTTTTGGCTTTCTTCTCGCGCTTCTTCCCGCCCTTGTCACCGCGATCGCCTCGGTCCCGACGGTCAGTGCGTTGATTATCCCGACGCTGGCCATCGTCCGCTGGCGGTTCTCCGATCGGCGCCGGTACCGGTTTCGCCGATTGCTTCAACAGCCGTTCGCGAACCGTGGTCAATCGGTCGAGCTCGTCCAGGTCGGCCTTGGTCAATGACGTGGCTTTATCCAGGAGGAGGGTGATTCGCCGGCCGACGGCCGTCAGCGGTTCTTCATCCGACAACATGTCGTCCCACTCACCCTGGCGGATCCAGTAGTAAACGATCCGGATGTTGGGCAGGGACAATTGCGCCTGAATTTCACGCGGCTTGCAGCGGCGTAAATAGAGGCGTTTGGCGGCTTCTTTAAGTTCGGGGGCGTATGGCATGGCCGCAGTCTATGCGGCGAAAACGCTGCAAACGCGGTGTTAAAATCCGCGTTCCACCTAGATCTGCGAAATAGGACCGACGCAAAAGTTAACCGTTTGTTTGGTGGTCTGCCGGTGCATATCGTGGCGGCTCAAATCACCGATTGAGCGCAGTTATCGCCCATGCCCCGTTCCCTTGTTTCGTTCTGGAAACGTGTCGCCATCAGCGGCCCGACCGTAGATGGCCGCGAGATCCTTCCCCAGGAACTGCGTGATATCGCTGATACCTACAAAGCCGCCACTTACACGGCGGTGATCTGGTGCGATCACGAACGCTGGTACGGCTCCCACGGCACCGTGTTCGCCGTACGCCTGGTTGAAGACGCCGATGATCTGGCGCCTGGTCAAGTCGCCCTCGAGGCGCAGTTGAAGCCCAACGACAAATTGCTGTGGCTCAACGACCAGGGCGAAAAGCTGTTCACCAGTATCGAGATCACCCCCAACTTCGCGAACACCGGTAAAGCCTACCTGACCGGCCTAGCGGTGACGGACGAGCCGGCCAGCCTGGGTACGCAAGAACTCTACTTTTCGAAGAAGACCAGCAAGGCAGCGTATTACGCCGCCTCCCAGGAGCTTGGCCCATTCCGCGAGCCCCAGGCGCAAGGCGAAATCAGCAAGCTCGCCGCAATGTTTGCGGGCCTGTTCAAGCGCTTCGGCCTCGAAGAAAACCCCGCATCCCCGCAAACCCCAACCGAGAGCAAACCCCCAATGGATGAAGCTACAGCCAAGGCGCTGAAGGCACTGCTGGAGCAACTGTTGCTTGTTGCTGCAGGCATTCAGGCAGTGATTGAGCCAGTCACTGAAGAAATCGAAGAACCGGACCAGACGCCGATTGACGAAGTCGAAACCGCAGTCGCCGGCATCGTCGAGCAGGCCGCCGCCGATCGTGAGTTCGCCCGCAATGGCAACACCGACAAGCGTCTGGCCAACATCGAGAAACTGTTGAGTAAGGCGTTTAACACCGTCAACACTCGTCAGGTTCCTCGCGTCACCGGCCCGGCCGACAAATCCAAAGCGCGGGTGCTCTGATATGGCTCAGTCCCTGAGCGCCTATGGCGCCAAGATGTACGCGCAACTGCAACTGGCGATCGCCGAGACCTACGGCGTGGATCTGTCGACCAGAATGTTCAGCGTCGAACCGACCGTCGCTCAAGAGCTGAACGACGCAATCACCGCCAAATCAGATTTTCTGCAGCGCATCAACGTCGTTGGTGTAACCGAGATCAAGGGGCAGAAGGTGTTCCTGGGCGTGTCGGGTCCTGTGACCGGCCGTACCAACACCAAGACCACCGATCGCGAAGCCAAGGATGCGTCGGCGCTGGATGACAGCACCTACGAGCTTTCTTCGACCGAGTCCGACGTAAGCCTGCCATACGCCAAGATCGACGCATGGGCGAAGTTTCCGGACTTCCATCAGAAGTACTCCGCGGCTGTTCAGAAACAGATCGCCCTGGACCGCATCATGGTTGGCTTCCACGGCACCCACGCTGCGCTGCAAACCGATCTCACCGCCAACCCGATGCTGCAGGACGTCAACAAGGGCTGGCTGCAAATCGCTCGTGATCAGATCCCCCAGCAGGTTCTGACTCATGGTCTGGAAGCTGGCAAGGTCACGCTGGGCGAAGGTGGCGACTATGCCAACCTCGACGCCCTGGTGCATGACACCAAACAGATGGTTGACGAGCGCCTGCGTGACGGTGGTGATCTGATCGCCATCATCGGCAGTGACCTGTTGGCCGCCGACAAAGCCAAGCTTTACGCGAAGCAAGGCGATGTTCCGACCGAAAAAGAACGTATCGAAGATGCCCAGGTCATCGCCACTTATGGTGGTCTGCCGAGCTTCAGCGTGCCGTTTTTCCCGGTCAATGCCGTGGTGGTCACCAGCTTCGACAACCTGTCCATCTACTTCCAGGACTCCAGTTGGCGCAAGCAAACCATCGACAACCCGAAACGCTCCCGCGTCGAGGATTACAACAGCCGTAATGAAGGCTATGTGATCGAGCAGCTGGAAAAGTTCGCGATGACTGAAAACGTCGAACTGGTGACCGCGTGAGCCTGGCACTGGCGCACAAGCGCCGCTTGATCGCTGAAGGTCCAGCAAACGCCGGCGCCAGTGCCAAAGCGGTGGCCTATTCGTCCGACACGGCGCTGTCCAGTCCTGCCAATGCGAAGAAACACCTGAAGCTGATGGAAGACGCTTTGGCGCTGGATCTGGAACGCGTCAGTGCGATCAATAGCCGCGAACTGCGTCAGCAGCTCAAGCGTGACGAGCTGCTGCCCAAGTACCTGGATTATGTGCAGCGCTACCGCGATTCCGGATTGAGTTTCCCGAACTCGGTAGTGATGCAGGTCCTGGTCTGGCTGTTCGACACGGTGCAATTCGAAGCGGGCCTGGACCTGGCGAACTTCGCCATGGAGCAACACCAGCCAATGCCTGAGCGCTTCCGACGCGACGTGCCGACCTTTGTCGCGGATGCGGTGATCGAGTGGGCCGAGGCCGAGCAAAAGGCCGGCCGCAGTCCGGAGCCGTATGTTTCCGACTTGCTGCCGCGTGTCGATGGCGAATGGCAACTCACCGAACAGATCCCGGCCAAGTATCACAAGTTGCTTGGGATTCGCGCCCTGGACGCAAGGGAGTGGACGAAGGCCATCACGCACTTTGAACGCGCCACTGAACTGCACGCTGCTGTTGGTGTGGGCACACGCCTGGAGGGCGCTCGCAAGGCCCTGGCAAAAGAACTGGCTAACAACGCCGCCGAATAACCGACTACCCCCCCCGGCGAGAAACTGTGGATGTGAGCCAACCATTTATGGCCCTGACCCACTGAAACAGTTTTCCCGCCCCTATTCGAGTGCCCAGCAATGAGCTTTTCCGGGAAACCAACCACCTTTGTGGATCAGGCGATCGAGAACGACGGCTTTTGGCCCGACCTCTCCTTGGCCGAGTTCCAGAAGGGGTACCGCCTGCCGGCGGAGTACCTGGTAGACATGCTGGCCGCTGATCTGACCACGGCGATGATCGAGGTCAATCGCGATCTGGCCAAACGCAAAAGCGAATGGCTGAACGCAGGCGTCACCACAGTGGAATCTGCTGACCCTATGGTGCTGCCCGAGCGCACATTTCACGCAGCGACGTATAAGCGCGCCGTTTATTGCCGCGCCAAGGCCAGCTTGCTGACCCAGTTCGCTACCGTGACCCGCCGTGAAAGCGCAGAAAATACCGGCAAGGAACTGCCAGAGCGTGGCGAGACCTTCCTGGAATTCAGCCAGCAGTCCGTACGCTCGCTGCAGGGCCGTGGCCGCATCACGGCGGCACTGCTATGACCAAGCTCAAAGCGCTGACCGCATACCTGATCGAACGCCAGCTGGTGGCGCCCGAGCAGCTCGACAGCTGGACCGACCAGGTCAACCTGGAATTGATCTGGAAGCCGGGTGAGCAGGGTATGCACATGGGTGACATGAATTACACCGCCACCATCGTGTTGGAGCGCTTCGCAGATCACCCGGGCCGTCTGATGGCGCTGGTCGGCAGCTGGCTGGAAACCAATGACGACGACCGCGACGACCTGCAGCCCGCGCAATTCGACATCACGATGCTCGACGACGATCTGGCTGACGTCGACATCAAGCTGGAATTCACCGAGCCCCAGTACCTGGCCGAGGATCCGGACGGCGAAATCATCGCCTACGGAAAGACCTGGTCTTTTGTCCCGTTCGATTTGTGGGTAGCGGAACGCGGCGAGGTGATCGGCGATGGCGCGTAGCACTTTCGAACTCGACGTGCGCGGTTACCTTGGCGTCCAGGAGCAACTGGCACTGCTGAGCCTGCCGCCGCAACTGCGTCGACGTCTGCTGAACAACGTCACCAAGCGCGTACGCAGCATGAGCCGTCAGCGGATCCGCCAGCAGCAGAACGTCGACGGCACTCCGTTCGCACCGCGTAAGGGCGACGGCAAGGGCAAAAAGAAGATGGAAGCGGGCCTCGGCAAATTGCTGATGGTCACCCGCGTGAATGCCGATGAGGCCGAGCTGGGCTGGCGCAACACGCTGACCCGTTGGGTGGCATCGCAGCAACACAACGGCGTGTCGGAACGTCGTACCGCCGCGCAGATGCGCAAATGGAACAAGACACCTCCCGGCCTGGCTGCGACGGAAAAGCAGGCCAAGCGCCTGCGTCGTCTGGGTTTCAAGGTCCGGCAGGAAGGCAAAAAGAGCCTCACACGCCCGTCTGTGGCGTGGATTCAAGAGCATGTGAACTACGCCAAGGCGGGTCTGCTGATCCGCATCCTGGACGACCAAAAAACCGAATCCACTGGTGCGCAAAGCTGGGACATCACCCTGCCAAAACGCCAGTTCCTCGGCGTGAGCACTGATCGGGACACCAGCCTGCTGGTTAACCAGGTGCTGCAACAAATCCTTAATTCTCCCCGCTAGCGAGGCACTGCATGGCACTCGGCAAAGTCAGCGTTAACAACCTCAATCTCAGCCAGGGCGCTGTGACAGCGGTTGAACGCTATTTCCTTTTCATCGGTGTCGGCGCCAAAAACGTCGGCTCGCTGATTCCTTTGAATACTGACAGCGATCTGGATGTGCAGCTCGGCATCCCAGTCAGCGATTTGAAAACCCAGATCACCGCTGCACGCCTGAACGGCGGCGACCGCTGGGCCTGCCTGGCGGCTCCCGTCGCCGTTGATGGCGGATGGCAAGACGCACTGGAGAAGACCCAGCAGCAAGGTTATTCGGTTGAAGGCGTAGTGATCACGACCCCAGTCGAGGATGGCCCAGACCTGTCGGAGATGCACGACGCGGCCGTCGAGCTGAGTAACACCTTCGGTCGCCGTGTGTTTGTGATGGCCGCCACTGCCGGCATTGATCCGACGAAGACCTGGACGGAATACCTGACCGCGCAAAAGGCGATCACGCTGAGCCTGTCTGCGCCGCGTGTCCTGGTCGTGCCGCAGTTGCACGGCAACGATTTGGGCGTGCTGGCCGGTCGACTGGCCAATGCTGCTACCAGCATCGCCGACAGCCCTATGCGCGTGGCCTCTGGTTCGTTGCTGGGCTTAGGTCCCGTGCCGTCGGACAAAGAAGGCGTGCCCCTGCAGTCCGCGCTGCGTGCCGAGCTCGACAAGGCGCGTTTCTCGGTCAGCCAGACCTATCCGGACTACCCGGGCGTGTACTGGGGCGACGGCAACATGCTCGATGCACCGGGCAGCGATTTCCTGGTGATCGAATACCTGCGTGTCACCGACAAGGCCGCTCGGCAGATCCGTCCGCTGCTGATCCGTCGTGTCGCCGATCGCCGCCTGAACAACTCCCCCAACAGCATGGCCGTGAACGTCAACGCCCTGATGGCACCACTGCGCGCCATGGCGAAGTCCACCACCTTTGCTGGCCAGGTGTTCCCGGGCGAGATCGAGCAGCCCAAGGACGGCGACATCGTTCTGTCCTGGACCAGCAAAACCAGCGTCGAGGCGTACATCAAGCTGCGACCCCTCAACTGCCCGAAAGACCTGACCGCGAACATCGCGCTGGATCTTTCCACCGACGATACGGAGTAACCCCATGGCGGCAAAGATTGGCGGTAAGAACTTTGACGTGAACCTGGGCGATCTGCAGGTACACGTCGAGAGCTGCACCCTGGACATCACGGACAACACTGCCGTGGCGCAAACCAAGGGCGTGCCGAACGGGCATGTCGATGGGGATGTGGCCGCCGCCGGCGAAATCGAGCTGGACACCACCAACTTCAACCTGCTGATCGAAGCGGCGAAAACCGCCGGCAGCTTCCGGGCGCTGGAGCCGTTCGACGTCGTGTTCTTCGCCAAGGCCGGCGAAGAGGAACTGCGCATCGAGGCATTCGGCTGCAAGTTGCGCCTGTCCAGCTTGTTGAGCATCGACCCGAAAGGCGCTGAGAAAAACAAGCACAAGATCCCGTACGACGTCACCAGTCCGGACTTCGTGAAGATCAACGGCGTGCCGTACCTGGACGCGGCTGAAATCGAGGGCCTGACCTGATGGTTTGCCCGTTCGACCGTGCCCAGGCGCTTGAGCTGCGGCAGCGCGAGCAGGCCATCAAGGCCCAGCTGGCGTGCAAGCGGCCGAGCGGGCCAAGCCGCACCCATTGCGAGGACTGCGACAACGAGATTCCAGCTGCGCGCCAGGCGCTGGGCGGAATCACCCGTTGCGTGCCCTGCCAAACGACTTTCGAGCGGAGCGACCGCCGATGAACCAACTGCTGAATCCTGCTGACGACGTCATTGATGCTGCCCTGGTGAGAAGGCTTGACCGGAAAGTGGCCGTGCTCGAGCACCGCGTCGGTGACATCGAAGACCGCAACGAAGGCGTACCGACGCGGGTGACCAAACTCGAAGGCCAGTTCGAACACATGGCCGGCCAGTTGGCTGACCTCAATGATGGCCAGCGCAAACTAACGGCCACCGTCGCCGATATCGGCAGCAAGGTAGCCAAGGCCCTGACGATCCTGACCGTGCTGGGCACCATCGCGCAGATGGTCGCGCCGTCCCTGTTCAAGATGTTGTTCCCATGAGCCTGCGTAACAAGATTGCCGCCGGTGCGATCGCACTGGCCAGCGGCACGCTGATGGCCTTCCTGGGCACTTGGGAAGGCAACGGCCAGAACGTCGTTTATGCCGACCAACTGGCCGGCGGTCTGCCGACTGTGTGCATGGGCATCACTCGTCACACCAGCCCCGCGCCGGTGATTGTGGGCGACTACTGGTCCGATGCTCGCTGCGCCGAAGTCGAGGGCCTGGTGGTTCGCAAGGGCCAGCTGCAGCTGGCTGACTGTCTGAGTAATCAGGCGATCGGCCAGAACACCTTCGACGCGCTGAGCAGCCACGCGCACAACGTCGGCACCGCCAACACCTGCGCCAGTCGTGCCGTGGGCCTGATCAACGCCGGTCGCATCGCCGAAGGCTGCAAGGCCTTGGCCTGGGCGCCTGACGGCAAAACCCCGGTCTGGTCGTACGTCACCACCGCCCAGGGCAAAAAAGTGTTTGTTCCTGGACTGCACAACCGGCGTCGTGCCGAAGCGGGGCTGTGCGCCAAATGACCATCAGCCCATTGCAGTTGCTGCTTCGTACCTTGCTCGTCGGCTTGGTGCTCTGGACCGCTTTCGACTGGGCGCTGGATCAGCGAGATCAGCGTGATGATGCGATCCGCGAGCGCAACAGCGCCGTGAGCGAGCGGGACGGTTTGCGCGAGGCAGCGCGCATCAGCGGCGAAATGCTCGCGACCCGCGACCAGATTGACCAACAACGGACCCGGGAACTGAAAGATGAACAGGACAAGAACCTTGCTCTGCGCCGCACTGTTGACGATGGCCGTCAGCGGCTGCCAGTCCGCGCCACCTGCGCCGTACCCGTCGTGCCCTCCACCACCCGCGCCGGCGGCGTGGCTGATGCAGGCACCGCCGAACTCGCAGCAGACGCTCGACCGGATTATTTCACCCTCCGAGATCAGCTCGCCCTGAGCAAGCAAATGATTCTCGGCCTGCAGGACCACATACGCCTGGTGATTCAACGATCGCCGGCGGCAACTTCCAACCCTCAAATGGATGCACCCCAATGACTGACGTAAACCGCGACATCACCCTGGAAATCGGCGACACGGAATTCCTGTTCCACCTGACCCCGGCGGACGTGACGAAGTACTTCAACTCGACCACGCAGAACAACAAGGTCGCGCCGGCCAGCAACCTGTTGATGGGCACCGTCCAGCAGGAGCAAAAAGCCGCTCTCAAGCTGCTGCTGGCCAACCCGGTGCAGACCATGACCATCGCCGGCGCGCTCCTGGAGGAGTACGCCCCGAACGTTGACGTCATCGTAAAAAAGTCCTCGGGCACGCTGAAAGCCTGAAGGAAGACGGCTTAGGGCAGCTGCTTGCCCTGGCCAATCGCTGGTTACCTGGTGCGGAGCCCTCAATCGAAAACTTGGGCACCGCCAAGTGGCTGGAAGACGAACACTGGCGCCGGATGGAGATCGCTGTTGCCAACGGCATCGCCTACGCGCTGAACGGATAGGACACCCATGGCTGATCGCGCTGCCCGCCTGGCTTTCATTCTCAGTCTGACCGACAAGGTCAGCGCCCCGTTGGGCAAGGTGAAAACCAGCTTTTCGGACCTGGCAAATCAGGGCCAGCAGAACATCATCAAGGTAGGCGCAGGCCTTGCCGGAATGGTGGGTGCTGGCGTGGCCATCACTGAGTCGCTGGAGCCGGCGCTCGAGATGAATCGAGCACTGGGTGAGGTCCGATCGCTAGGCATCGCCGAAGACGCGCTGTCCTCACTCAATCAGAAGGCGTTGGAGTTTTCCGTCGACTATGCCGCCAGTGCTCAGGACTTTGTCGCGTCGGCGGCGACGGTCGAAGGCGCGATCAAAGGGTTGAGCGCCAGTCAGCTGACTTCGATCACCAACACCAGCAACATTTTGGCCAAGGCCACCAAAAGTGACGCGGAAACCATGAGTGCCTACGTCGGCACCATGTACAACCTGTTCAAGGGCCAGGCGGACGCCATGGGCCGAACTGAGTGGGCCGAAAAGCTCGGTGGCCAGACGGCGCTGGCGGTGAAGCTGTTCCGCACCGACGGTGCC